TGCGTCTGTGAGTAGTTCCATTTATGCGTTCTCCTTTTCGAGCCACCATGTGGCCCATGCTTCGATGTCTGCGTCTCCAAGCTCTGACTCATCAGCCATAGCCTCAAAGACCTGTGCTTGCGTAACCTCTTCTAGGGCATCGCCCATTAGTTCTAAATCTTTCATGCGTGTATTATACCAAGTGAGGGGGTGAATGTCAAGCGTTAGCTCTTAATTTTTCGGAGGTTTTATTCCGAAGAGGGCTGCGTGACGCACCCAGAAGGAGTAGTGTTTGATTGCTTTCATGCGTGTATTATACCAAGTTGGGGTCCAAAAAGCAAGACAAATCTGCTAGAAATTGTTGCCTTGTCTTGGGGGTGTACTTGAGGGATGAGCAGTTCCACTCTTGCATGATGTTTGTGATGGCTAGGCCATAGTTGACCCCACACACATGATGAAGCATGACTCCAGAAGGTGAGGTGATGTGAACATCACATTTGCCATCGCGCCCCATGAGATCAGATACGAGGGTGCAGGTATTGTTTTTTCCTTTCATGCTCCCATTATACCACACCACAAGCTAATTGCAAGCCTTTTCTTTTTTTATTTTCACCCCTAACCCCTTAGCCCATAAACACTTAGGGCCTCGCCCCGGCCTTTGTGAAAAATTGCAAGAAGAACCTGCCGAATACTGCCGTGACCAAAGCAGGAGCAGACAGGGATCTTACAACTTGTGTTTGTCGGGATCGTGTAGGTGGCTCAACATGCGAGCCGTGCCTAGGATTAGCTCCTCAACAAAGCCCAGCCTTGCTAAGGGTCTCAGCGTCCATGTAGCGCACATGGCTCACACCAGAGAAGATGAGGAAGTTCCTCAAGCGTTGACCACCCCATCCGAGGAAGTTATCAGAAGCGATGAGGTTATCCGTGTCACCACGGTAGACCTCCACATCAAAGCGAGGCTTAGAGGGAGTGGAAGCAGGGTCTAGTCTGACCTCTGCACGATTGTTGTTTCTTTCTTTCATGTGTATATTATACCAAAAGGGTTGAGTGATTGCAAGAACTATTTCGGTTCTTTATAGAAGGGAGACTGCGCTCGCCAGCCCCGAGAGTAGAGGTAGAGCCCTGAGGCAAAGCCTAGGACAAAAGGGAGGAGGAGGTCGTATATGTGCATTAGAATATATCAGGGATGAGGTTGAGAATATCACCTATGCGGAAAAAGAACCGAGCGATGACTAGTGAGAGGTCCTCGATCACAGGCATGAAAGCCCAGACGAGGAAGAAGGCGAGGATGCATTGAACTATCTTGAACATGGGTACATTATACCACACCTAGGAGCGGTATGCAAACCTTTTCTTGAATTTATTTACGTTCTTGATCCAGTGCTTATTGAGTCCTGTGGGGTCGTTCTTAGCACCTATGGGGCAATAGATACCCCCAAGGTATGTGATGAACTCACCCTTAGCACCTGCCTTGTGCCACCTGTCCCAGTTCTTCTGGACAGTAGCAGCACACCACCCAGCTTGGGGCCTATACCCCTTAGGGCATCGCTTGTGGATGATGCCATACTGATAGGTCGTACCATTCTCAGCGTAGCGTATGGCTGCCACTATGGGTGCAAGCTCACGCACACACTCAGGGCGTATGTTGACCTTGATGGCATCATCAAACATGGCTGCACACTTAGCACCATCCTTGGTGTGTATGGCTTGGGTGGGTGTGTCTGCTAACACAGTACCACCTATGACCACCATAGCCAGTAGGAGCCAGAGGGCATAGCCCAAGAGAGTAGAGAGGACGATTGTTACTGTTTCTTTCATGAGTATCATTATACTATACTTATCGACCAGATGCAAGCACTAACTTTAGGACATCCCAAAGTTTCTCATTGTCCTAAATGCTTATAGGGCAAAGGCTTACGGAGGCGTTCGCGCTTTGGGTCCCATTGGGACTGCGCGGCCCACCTATAGACACTACTTAATATTATGGGTCGGACTTAAAAATTAGTTTCAAAAAAATTCTAAAAAAAATCTGAGATAATTTTATAGGACCCTTCTTGTTGTGGGACTCCTATATAAATAAGGAGAAACTTAATATGGCACAAAATCAATCATACAATTCACATAATGCGTTTGGATCCATAACGACAGGCTCACCTTTTGGAGGATCTTGGCAATCCCAATCAGGCCCATCAACTGAGCAAAAGTGTATGACTATAATCACACTTACTTTCACTGGGATTTTAGGAAACGAGCAAGCTACGTTGGATCAGAATGGAGTGGATGTTAGGGGATATGTTACAGGAACTAAGAAATGTGCTTGTAAAAAACCTCCACGCACAATCACTGGAACCCCAGGCGATGAGCTTAGTGGAAAGATGAAGACTGGATGCAGTGACGGACAACTGGACCCTACAGAGTTCACCATCTGGCTTCCTGCTTCAAATGGGCATTGTGCTCCTGACAAAGATTGTGAGGGACAGGAGCCCATCCCTAAAACAAGGATCTCTTCAATGATTCCACCCGATAGGTTAGGAGAATCCACAACAGATGGGGATGGTCCTCTGAGCGGGGATGTCACGCTAGATGGGTGCTTGAAAAAGCCTAATCCAGGACTTAATAGTTGGCAAGAGTACCATTGTATGTTACTTAGAGGAATCGACTCTGGGGCCACAGGAAAAACGTGTGGTTCGGCTTCAAGAAATATTAAGAACGCTGGGGTATTTGTGGCTCTGAAGGATTTTGCTATGGCTCAGGGGCCAATGAGATGCGGTGATGGAAAGGTAGACAGCATGGATTCTGGGGTCTGATCAAAATAATTTAACTCTAAATTGGGAATAACTCCGCTACATATACTGGTGCAGGAGAAATATTATGGCTGATAAACCGATGATGGATAATAAGGGATATATTGACGTACAATCCGCGCTTAAGCTTAAAGAGGCTGAGGGGCGAGTTGAGAGAGAAACTAAAGAAGCAGAGGGGCGAGTGCAGGTTGATAAATTGAATGCCGAGTCTGACGCTAAGTTTAGAGAACTTTTAATCCGTGAGAGTGCTAAGGAGACTGCATCGAAACACCTCGCAAAGTTTGCGGGTTTGTATTTACTCATATTAGTCCTCGCCTTCATCGGGAGTATACAATTCATCCCCGAAACGTCAATTGCTGTGGTGGCAGGATTAATTACTTTGGTGGTAACTTCGCTATCGACCATTCTTCGTGGAATTGTTGAGAACGGAGATAATAAAGAAGAAATTCCGACAAATACCAAAGGACCTCGAACATGAATCCAGTCTGGGCATTACTATTTAAAGACAGATTCCGAACACCTTTTTCTGTGTATAAAATGAGTTTAGCAGAAATTGTATTTCTTGTAAGTCTTATCTTTGGAGCAGGATACGGCATCGGTAAGTTAGCTAAGTGGGTTATTGATTCTGCTAGTTCCGAGCAAGTGATTGAAGAGAGTAAATAAAAAAAACAAGCACTACAACAACAAAGGACCTAAATACTTTGAGAAGGTTGCTGCTATAAAAAAAAAGATTCAGAACTTCTTCAAAAATGAATCCAAAAGGAAATACGGAAGGAAATTAAATCATGGACAGACGCGAACAAAAACTTAGAGAAAAACTTTCTAGAGCAAAAGGTGGGCACAAAAAAAGAATTGAGGCTCAACTAGCAGCAATTGAACCCTCCCCTGCTGTGGAAGTGAAAGCTCCTGCTAAGAAAAAGAAAACGACTAAGAAAAAATCTAAGTAATGGGGGAAGGGTTTGGAGATAGTGGCTTTGATCCTATTGTAAAAAATGTCTTTGGGGTTCCCGATTCTTCGGAAGACCCAAATGGACCTGAGGTTTATGGTTTATATGGGATTCGCCTATATCCCATTCCCACTCGTACTCCGTCCAACTGGGGAGACCTTGCCTCAACGAACGGAAATCAGGACTTTCTCTTGGGGGGTGATGATCCCGTTGTTCCTGATGACATGCCAGGGTTCTCCTATGCTTGCATAGTAGAGGCCAATCCTCCAGAAGATCAACCCCCAAGAGAAAGTTGTTGGTGTGTAGGGATGATGGACAAGCATATTGCCCAACAAAATCTGAAATCTTATAAAACTTTTGAAGAGTGTGAGAGGAATTGTAAGTGTTTGGATGATGTTCCTCCTACCAAACCAAAATATCCCAAAAAACCCCCAACGGATGTTCCTCCTCCCATATCCGACATGTGCATTGAGACTCGCGCAGTAAAGAAGTTAACCGCTGAGATGTCAATTTTTATTTTCAGAGACCCCTCCAAAGATATTGGAACTGAGGCTAACCCTGATCCTGGTACACCTAATGGAAAAGCTTATTCAATAGAGACAATTTTATATGATTATAGGTGGACAAAAGAATCCAAAAGAGAATGTAGATCTCTAAATGAACCAGTCAAGGACCGTAAAGCCTCTCAAAGCCTATCTATACAAGCCCAGCCAACGAGAGAGGAGATATTTAGAGATAGACATGGAGAGTACCCAGCATATGACCATGATAGGTATAATTATCCATTCTCAGTTCCATCAGACGAGTCTGTTCTGATAGGATATAAGATTGAATTCGAACTTGATATAAATCCCGAAAGATGTAATACTGCTTGTATTGATTGGCCTGATCTTGATGGTTATACCTTTTACGACTTCTGTGGAGGGAAAAAAGAAAAGAGCGATCAATACACTATAAGCGATGGGGGAGTAGTTCGTCTCGGTTGGAAGAATTATGGACTCCCTACGGAACTGCTGATTGCTCAGTCTATGGGATTGCTCTCAATTGACCATGACCACAACACACCATACCATCCCCCTGGGTATGGATATGTCAATCCAGACGGTACCTTAATCTCATGGGGGCCTGGTTCCGAAAACCAACCTCCAATAATTGGTGATGCGAGTATCCAGACCTATAAAGAAAGTATGGTAATGTATTACTTATTCAATTTAAATCCTTCTCAATATAATGACCTAGTTCGAGGACAAGTACAGAAGGGTCCGCAACTTACCTTTCGCCTGAGTCTTGTTCCAGAGGTGGAATACTGTACTCATCAGTTCAACCCTCCTGCTGTATGGCCTTGGCAAAGAATTACAGCAGGAGCGGAGATGATGCCCAACGATAGCTACTTTCAGCGTGCCGATTTAAATTATTTATGGAACATCTTCAATACATATGCTCCTGATCCTGATCCTAGCAGATATGTGCCTATTGGAGGATATTAACTAAAAATCTACAACGGCAGTCATCGGCAGTTATGCCTTTCTGCGGTTGGAACTTCGCTGGGAGCCGCTCACCTGTGTGGGCGGTTTCCCTTTATGGGTCTAAAAAAAATCGGACGCTTCGCGTCAAAGCTTTTTCATGTACCAACCTTGGGGAGGATGGTTTGTAATCTCATAGGATCTTTTTTTCTCTTTACTTACCTTTGAAAACTGGGCTTGACAAGAAGGGTCTTCACTCCAATTACCGAAGCAGATAACTACATCACTTATATTTATAAGAGTCTCTTGCTCTTCTTCTGTAAGATCATGTCCGTAGAAAAATTCTAATCCCTTTTTATTACTCAGCAGTTTTTCCATACAAGTCTCTGCGAATACTTGGTCTATTCCTATACCATATACGTACTTTACGTTAGTTAGGATACTTTCAAATTGTGTTGTCATGGTTTAATCTCCAAGGGAAGATCGTTATTGTTTACAAAGGCTTCCCTATTCTTATGCCAGGAATCTCTTCCTACTAATTCCCCTCTGGAGTTATGTAGGATGTTCATGTCAATTACCTTATTTGTATATCCTTTGAGAAAGGCTTGAGAGGTGTAGTGGATATCATAGAAATCCCACTCTCCTTCAAAGTACTCAGGCTTCTCTAGCCCTACCTCGTCAATTACTTTCCTTCTTGCTGCTAGAAAAAGTCCGTCAAGAACTACTACATCTCCTGGAGGACCGTAAGGAGTAAGATACTCCTGCCCTTCGGGGTTTATATGGATCACTTTACCTTTGTGCTTTTCCTGTTGCCACTCTCTTTGATTCCACCATATCGCTTCAGGGCCTAAGCAGGTTGTTCCCGCTGGTCCGACAAATCCAGACTCTGGTAAAGATAGCGCCTCAGTAAGCTTTCTTACAAATTCTTTAGGGTCCTCTCTGATCTCAATATCGTCATGACAAAAAATCATGATATCTTCAGGTTTAGGATCTATCTTTTGGTAGGCTCCTGTGTAGGCTTTAAATAATGACTTAGCATTAGCTAGTAGGTACACTCCAATACCACACCTGCATAAGAAAGCTAAGAGTTTATCAGTTGTTTCACTTACATCGTCTCTTGAACGAGTACATATAACAGCGTGTATATTCATATACTATAATATATGGACTAGACCCCCTTTTTATGGAAAAACAAGAATTATTAAAAGAGTTTAAAAGATGTTCTGAAGATCCCATCTACTTTATATCTAAGTACGTTCGAGTTACCCATCCTGTTCGAGGATTAGTTCCGTTCAAACTCTACCCCTTTCAGCACCGTATCTTAGAAGACCTACAAAGCCATAGGTTTAATATTCTAAGAAAATTCCGACAGGCAGGCTGTACTACTATCGCTGCTAGTTATTCTCTTTGGATGGTAATTTTCCAAAAGCATAAATCAGTAATTATTCTCTCCAAAGGTGATTCCGAGTCTACCGAAGTGCTTGATCGCATTAAACTTATGTATGAAGAGCTTCCAGCGTTCCTCCAACCTGGGATCGCAGAAGATAACAAGCATAATATGAAGCTAAAAACTGGCTCTGTTATCAAATCTAGGCCCTCAGGTAAACAGTCAGGGCGTTCTCTGGCTGGTTCTTTCCTGATTATTGACGAAGCGGCCTTTATTGATGCTATTGATACCATCTGGGCTGCTGTTTATCCCATTATTTCAACAGGGGGCCGCGCTTTCGTGCTCTCTACGGTGAATGGTATTGGAAATTGGTATCATGATGTCTATCAAGCAGCTATTGATGGAGAAAATTCATTCAATCCTATTGATATTAGATGGCAAGAGCATCCTGAGTACCACTATAACCCCGATTATGATAATTTGTATGAAGGTATGAGAGAGAAGGGGTTAGATATCCATACTTGGGAGGAAACCACTAAAAAGAATATGCCAACTAAGCAGTGGCTACAAGAATATGAGTGCTCTTTTCTAGGTACAGGCGAAACCTTTGTTGAAGGAGACGTATTGAAGCAGGTTTCCCAACAAACAAGTGAGAATTATTATACTAAGCATAACAATCGGATGCGTGTATGGCAGGACCCTCAACCACAATACAATTATGTGATTGCTTGCGATACTTCCTTAGGAAGAGATCGTGATTACTCTGCATTTCACATAATTAATATGTACAATGGACAGCAGGTTGCGGAGTTCTACTCTAATAGAACACCTATAAATGATTTTGCTAAAATAATATCTACCGAAGGTATGCTATATAATATAGCCCACGTTATTTGTGAGCGAAACACTATTGGAAACAACTTAATTGACTGGCTGTACAACATGTACGAATATGAAAACTTATGGGCTGATGAGAAAGGAGATCTCGGTTTCCAGGTCACTGCCAAAAATCGTGATAGCATCTTAGCGGAACTAGAAGAGGCTATTAGGACCGACTTAGTTAAAATTAACTCAACAAGAACTTGCGACGAACTTATGACCTTTATTATTACAGATGGAGGAAGGGTTCAAGCCGAAAAAGGACATCATGATGATCTTGTGATGAGTCTGGCTTTAGCAGTAACAGCATATAAAAACTTAATAGATACGAGTCCTATTGATTTTGTTTCTCGTATAGCCAAAATGGAAGCTCCTGCAATGCCCTCTAAGCATTACAAGCATAAACTAAGAACCTCATCTGGAGCAATGAGTGAAGAGGATTACCGATGGATAATGAAGTAAACGAAAACGAAGAAGAAGAGCAACTTAACGAAAGCGGATATACTACTTTTGGTGGAAGCGCAGGTCGCGCAGGCTCTTATTACACCCCTACGGGTCCCGTTGGTCGATTCTTTGCAAAGTTTTTTGCTAACAAAGCTCAGTATGCAGCAGTAAAAGTCATGGATCAAGGGAAGGTTCATCCCCTTGCTGGTGACACGGTAGTAAGCACTGAGGTCGTTAAGGACAATAAGGTTGACGATGCTCCTGCAGTTGGAGGAGTTTCTAGGAACCCTATCCTCCCTCAATTAGAACTAAATCGTAGACGGAGATATAAAGAATATGAAGAGATGGATGAGTACCCTGAGATAGGTGCTGCTTTTGATATTTATGCAGACGATGCTACGCAAAAAGGAGCTAGGGCAGAAAGATGGACCATTCAATCAGAGAGCCAAATGGTGGTAGATGAAGTAGAAGCTCTTTTCGAACAAACACGAATGAATAAGTTTTTGTGGGACATCATCCGAAATACAGTTAAGTATGGAGATTGCTTCTGCGAGTTAGTGTTGGACATAAATAAGCCACAAGAAGGGATCAAGAAACTCAAGATTCTGAATCCCAATTGGATCATTAGAGTAGAAAACGAGTTCGGTTACCTGAAAAAGTTCTTACAAGAGATTCCAAATTTGGAATCTCTTCAGTACTCGGAGGTGGGAAGTAACGTAGGGGACCGTCCAGTAAAATACATTGAATTAGATAAGAATCAGATTGTCCATTACCGTCTTCATACCTCTGATCCTGTTTTCTATCCTTATGGAAAATCAATTGCTGCTCTGTGTATGCGGGTCTTTAGGTCTTTGAAAATGATGGAAGATGCCATGATGATCTATCGTCTATCTAGAGCCCCTGAGCGTCGAATCTTTTATGTAGATACAGGTAACCTTCCTACAAGCAAGGCAGAGATGTACATTGAGCGTTTGAAGCAAAAATTTAAAAAAGAAAAGTATTATAACACTAACAACAATTCGGTAGATGCTCGCTTTAATCCTATGTCAATGGATGAAGATTTCTTCGTTCCATCAAAGAATGGTAAAGGAACCAAGATCGACACATTACCAGGAGCAACCAATCTGGGAGAAATCGAAGATGTTAGATATTACAGAGATAAACTCCTTGCGGCTCTTAAAGTTCCGAAGGATTACATTGTTGAAAAAGACTCTTCTCCTGAAAGGAAAGCCAATCTTTCTCAGCTTGATGTTAAGTTTGCTAGAACTATTCAAAGAGTTCAGGTTGATATCGAGACTGGTTTAGAGAATATGGCAAAACGACATCTCCAGTTGAGAGGGTTTCCTGCTGCTTTAATTAAAAAAGTAAAAGTTAGATTGCCCGAACCTTCAGACATGTCGGCAAAGAGAAAGCTTGATATTGATGAACAAAAAACAAGAGTAATTGCGGCTGTTCAACAGTTAGGTCTTTTCTCTAAGGATGAGATCTACAGGGAGTACTATGATATGACTCCTGAGGAGATTACTAGGATGAACGCTGAGATGGAAGAGCAGCAAGCAAAAGAGATGGAGCAACAGCAAGAACAGGCTATGCTGGCAGACCCAACCGCTGCTCCTGGAGCGGGAGGAGCTATGGCAGGCCCCACTCCTGAGGAAGCAGGGGGACAGGAGGGCTTAGAGAATATTCCTCCTACGGCAAACGAAGAAAAGGTTTCTAGTTTGGAGACTTTAAGAGAATTAGTTCTAGAGGATGACAAAAAAGAGGTTATTTCTAGAATAATCGAAAAACAACAACAAAAAGCGTAAGGTATTAACAAAAACTTATATATATAACTTATGTACGTCAAATTGGAGAGTTACAATGTTTTCAAAATTATTTGAAGAAAGAGATAAAACTATCTCATTATTAGTTAAGCTAGGGGATTGCTTGTCAAGATCTCTACGAGAGAATATCACTTTATTTGCTATTGATAGTAATAACTCTCAAGTTACTTATTTATCAGAAAGTAATAAAGTGATTAGTGGTATTTTTGAGATTGACGAGGACGTTAAAATTAAAAAGATCAAAGTTCAGGACTCTTCTATCTTCGAAGATGGGCAAGAGTATGATGGCTTTGTTAACGAAAAAATCCATTCATTCGTTGAGGGAATCCACTACGGAGAGTACTCCACTGCGGACAACTCTTTTGATGATATTCTTTCCTTGTGGGAGAATCGTCTAAAACTTGGGTCAGTCCAACGAAGGCTTTTTGAGAAAACTTCACGTTTAGAAGCACTTGAAAATATTCTTGAATCATCAGAGTTCCAGAAACTTGTGGAGATCAGTCCTCAGTTATCTGAGTTTTTGGTAGAGAACACAGAGAAGATCTCTACAGTTCCTGAGATCAAGAACGCTGTGAATCTATCTAACTCGGTTTCTCAAGCTTTTGATTTTCCATATATTACCTATGATGAGTTAGAAGAAGATAAGACCTATACCCTTAAGGATGGAGTGAGTTCATCAATCTATGAAATGATTTGTAGACAGGAACTTGTAAAGAAGGAATTGGTTGAGTCTAAAAAGAACTTCGACCTTATCTGGGCAGACAACGCTTCAATCAGAAAACTCTCCAGTATGGTCTTTGAGAGCGATGAGAAGGTGGTGGAGGCTCTATCGGAATCTCTTAAAGAAGTGCCTTATCTCGCTTTAGCATCTAAGAAGAGCTTAAATAAGACTTTCAGTAATTGTCTTTCCCAAGTCGATGGAATTGGGGTTTCTGAAAAAGACATCCAGACCTTCTCTTCTAAAGTGTTTGAATATAAGAAGGAGGTTAAGGATATGTTTATCGAAAGTATTAATGAAAAATACGGTGTTAATATCCAAAATCTTCAGGAGCCTGCATCCTTTAAAAGTCTTGCCAATACTCAAGTAATTATCTTTGAGTCTCTTTCTAGACTAGCTCCCAAAGGAAGTGTTCTTAAACAGGTACTATCTGAAATGGCTCTATTTATGAAAGGAAAAGCGGGGGTTCAAACCATTGATGTAAACACCTTCCTGTTTGAGGTCTTTAGTGACTCAGGATATAAAGACCTCCTTTCGGAGGCTGCAACTTCTCCAAAAGAGAAGAAGATTGATTTTAAAAGAATTGCTAAGAATCTAGGGGACGCTCAAGACGTTATCACAACTTTACAGAAGAAAACGGGGGGTAACCCTGACGCAGATAAAGACGAAGAATACTCTAGCGACGAGAATGTTGATCAAGCTGAAATGAAAGCTTCAGAAGACGAGCCTGCGTTGCCCGAGGAAGCTCCTCAGGAAGATGAAAATCCCCCTCAGGAAGAGCCTGTGATGCCCGAAACTATGCCCCAGGGCGCAGTGACAAAAGAACTCTCTGATTTAGAGGCTATGGTGGCAGATATTGCTGCCGAGATTTCAAACGATGATCAGGAGGAAAACTAATGGAAACGCAATTTAGACCCTACGGTATGGTCGCTACCCTCTCTACTACAGATTCCTCTGCTATTGTACTAACCGATACAGCGGGATCGGCTTTAAAATGCAACTTCATTTCCGTAGAAGCGTCAGGAGAAAATCCTGATGCTTTTTTTAGAGTTGGGATGGACGCGAACTCTCAAGCTACACCTGCGGCTAACTATGTAGCAACTTCTGCTTCCATAGGTTCAACTAGTGGTGTTATTGGTGGGTACGCGAGTGTCAATAAAGGAGTAGTAGAATTCTTACTAGCTGACGGTGATAGACCAAGCACTATTCACCTGCAATTAGATGAAGCAGGAGCTTGTAACTTTTTTATTAACTATGGTCAAATCCAGCATGGTAGCGGCTTGCGGGATAATAATAGACCGAATGGAAACTGATGGTTAGGATTGCAAAGTTTGGACCTAAAGCAGTAACAAGTACCTACTCCTTTCGTGGAAGGGGGGGAGGAGGATCTCGATCAACAAACGCAACCTGTGTTATGTATGAGGATAGGTCTAATTATGTCGTTTTTCGATTAAGGGGTAATAGTCTAGCATCAGGGTCTAGAGGAAATCTATGGAAAGTATTACTTTACAAGGTAAGCAGTGGAAGATTTTCCTTTAGACTCATCAACCCTAAAGGATCCATTCTCGTTACTATTACACGAACAGGAGGAGTAGCTAATTTGATGTCAGCGGTAAATTCAAATGCTACAGTAAAAGATATCGTTAATATGCAGATAGTTGGAACTATTGATGATGATACAGCATTTGCTAGTAGCATTACTGATTATTGCAAGTTTGCAGGAGGATCTTGATGGTTCAGGACAAGACTCCTTTATTCGTTGAAACAGATGAGGCTGGAAATGTAACAAATTTTGCCGAGTTTGTCTCAGGAACTGATGTTATCCCTCAAGAGTTGGGGGGGACTGGCGCAACTTCAGTGTCAGGTTTGGGATCGAGCATCCTTATTGGCGAGTTAGCTACTGCGGTTTCTGCGGCTGCTCAGTTAGCAACGGGATTAGAGTTTAACCCAGCAACAGGAGATATTACTCCTGAGGCTGGGATGAGCCAAATAGATCTTACGGGAAAACAAGTTGTTACTACCAACTTAACCGTGAAAGCAACCAGCTTTACTGTTAATGGAACTCAATGTCCCATTCCGCTTCCTTTTGGTTACATGCAGCTAGACAGTGATGGTACAAGCACTACAGATGAAACCAATTTAGGGGCAGGCGCAACTGTTACAAACATAGTGTCGGATACAGACCATATCAGTTGGAACAATACTTCCAAGCATTTTAACGTGAGCGCGGCTGGAACGTATGAAGTTTTAGGAGTTGTTATTCTTGAAGGAGGGTCAACACTGGTTGACCTGGCTATTAAGAAAAATGGATCAGATGTCTTGGTGGGACAACCTAGAGTTCATTCAACGGTTGATCCTTTAGAACACACCATTCGAGCGGTATTTACCGTAGCAGCAAGCGATTACATTACAATCACTTATGATGCAACTGCGTCGAACGCAGTAAAAGCCATTACTGGCTCAACCATGTCTATTAAGAGACTAAAGTGATGACTACACAAGATAAAAAGATGATGATTTCCAAAGATACGTTAATGCCGCTTGGTATGGTGATCGCACTTTGCGGTGGTGTAGTCTGGATTAGCAGTCAGTTAAGCTTGATACATAACAAGCTAGATTTACTAGAAGCAAGCCTAGAAGAGCAGTGGACCAAACGAGATATGGAAAACTGGGGCCTTAAGTTAAAACTACAGAATCCTGATATTGAGATTCCAGGAATAACCAACTAGTCTAGCATATGATTCTGTTTGGTGGCACGGATAATGCGCCAAATATAATTATCTCTTAGTGACGTAACGGTGGTTAAAATGTTCGCCAGCTTGCTGATCAGATCTTCATTAATAGTTTTCTGATGTAAAATCATATTGATTTCTTCTACAGTGGCTTGCAAAGTTTTGATATCTTGCTCCGACATAGTAGAAGCATCTTTTTTAATTGTTTCTCTTGTTTTCATCGTATTACCTTTATTTTTTTATCCCATGAACTGATAGTAAGTGTGATTCGGGCTTCTCCTTGATTTATTTTTGTGATAGGAAGAACCGCATGGGAGTATTGGCTATCAAAGAGGAGTAGCCTGTTATATTTATAAGGAATCTTTATCCAGTTATTCTCTACATTTTCATTAACGGCTTTTTGCACTTCATAGATCGTGGGAAAGAACTGTGTATCAGGGGTATAGTCTACCGTGTGCAGAGCTAGTTCTCCCCCCTCCATACCTTCTCCGTTTCCAATATAAATGGTGGCTGTCATTTTGGCGGGAACCATCTCTTTGGCTGCTTCTTCGCAGTCTATGTGTTGATCGAGGTGATTGTTATTCGCATCTAAGAGATTTACCCAAACCTCATAGCCTGCTCCTACAAACTTGGGTTCTTTCTCACAGATCTTTCGGATTATATGGGCTATCTGGGTTTCTACCTTTGTGCTTTGGGAGTCCTTATTAATATACTTTGCGGGCATGAAATCGAATTGCCACTGGCCTGCATAATAAAAATACTGATATAGCTCATCTAAGGAATTACTTATATCTAAAAAATTATCAATAATTTGAATCATAGGACAACTACTTGGTGGCCCTCTCTTTCGTAATGTCTCTTTCTGGCTCTTGAGTGGTCTTCCAGGTACTTTTCTTTATCCATAAAATCGTAAACGTACACCTCTTCCTTTGATTCATGCGTCCGTAGGGCTCTCCCAAGAGCTTGCAGTGTGGCTATTTCAGATTTCATTCCTCTTGCATTTATGAAGTGGGTGATTTCTTCAATGTTAATCCCTGTTTGGAGGATTTTAGTACCAATGAGGATGCTAGATTCTCCACATCCTCTGAATCTAGATATAGCTTCATACCTTTCTCCGATGGAATCAGCCCCTTCCAGGAACTCGCACTGGCCTCCAAGTAGGTCTTCCAAGGTTCTTCCGTGGTCAAGTGATTTGGTAAGTACAAGTATACGAGCTTGTGTGGTCTTGTTTCTGATTTCATTTACTATCTCCTTTATTTTATTATTTCTTTCTTCGTTTTGCACGATATACTCTTCGTACACCTCTAAGTAGGTCATATCTTCATCTAAACCACTAGCGTCATACTCTCTATCTATTAGTTGGATAAGAGGTTTTGTTAGTTTTCCTGAGTCCACAAGGCTAGAAGTGCTCACGACCTCCCACACGGCTCCTAGAGCCCCTTCAAGGTTGTTTCGGGGAATGGAGTCATTCGGAGGTGTTGCGGTGAACCCGATGCGATACAGAGCGTTAGGGAAGCTCCTGATGGCTGGTAGAGTAATCTTTCCATTAGCGAACTCATGACACTCATCAACCATCAACACCTCTACTTCCTCTAGGTGAGTGTCGAGGATCTTTTCAATGCTTTGGACAGTGCATAACATGATATCTCCGTAAATATAGCCCTCACCGAAGCAAAGGCCAATATTTTCCATTCCGCAAGTTTTAGTAAGAAAATCATAACTTTGTATTAAAAGCTGTTTTGCATTAAAAAGAAGCACCATTTTCCTTCCAGCGAGTGCTTTTACTAATCCAGCCATAATTAGCGTTTTTCCTGATCCTGTGGGTGATTTGACAATTCCCCGTTGTTTCTCTAAAGCTATCTCAATTAGCTCTTTTTGGTAGTCATAGTAGTCAAACCCATGAATGTCCCAAGAGAGAGGTTTAATGCGAGTAGTGGTCTCCATGACCACTTCAGGAGTACAGGCTATTTTCTTTAAATTTTTGAGTATATTATCTAATAAACCACTTCTGAACACTCCTGACCTAGATAAGAAGTGTTGTTTTCCGTCCCAATGCCTTCTTTTATATGCAGTGGAGTACTCAGCACCTGGAACCTTAAAAGAATACAGATCGTATAGAGCTTTTAATAGTTCTGGGTTATCAGTCTCGATACGAGAATTTAGGGTGTCTACGAAGATTTTCACACACTATTATAGTTTAAGGCTAAAACCTTAGGAGAACATTATGTTAGAACAAAGTCCCGCTGTTACGCAAGCAAAACAAGAAGTTGTTGATGAGATACTGAAGGAGTTGCCGTCTGACGCAGCAGTTGAGGTAGAATTGCCTTCAGAAAATAAACTTTACACTTTAGAGGATAAGGATATGCCCATTACTCTAAGGCCCATGACGTTTGAAGACGAGAAACACTTAGTTAGTGCTAAGACTGGTGATGATCCTATTAATCTGATTCTTCAGAGATGTATCAGTAATATTAAAGTTCCCGATCTTTTGCCTATGGACAAGCTTTATCTAATTATGAAGCTCAGAGAGCTTTCTTATGGTGATGATTATAATACGCTTCTTATCTGTCAGAAGTGTAGAGCAGAAAATCCCACTACAGTTAAGCTATCTACTCTAAATGTTAACCCTGTCCCTGATGGCTTCTCGGATCCTATTGAACTTTATTTAGAAGGACTTAAGAAAACGGCCCACATTCGATTACCCCGAGTAAAAGATGAAAAATACACAGCTAATGCTGCAACTGCCTTAGACCAGCTATGGAGATTTGTTGTAGATATTGACGGACATACAGATAAATCCGTTATCTCTGCTGTCGTTGATAAGCTTCCTTTGCGAGATGTTCGCTTTATCATAAATTCCCTCACTACTGATTTTGGACTAGATACCAAGATTAAATTTGAATGTGGTTCTTGCGGAGGGGTATCGGTCGTTGACCTACCAATAGATGCAAATTTTTTCGATGTGAACTAGAAGATGTAATTGATTTAGATAATCTTCTTCTAGAAGCCTATATATTGGTAAAGAGGGCTAACTTCACATACAGTGATGTGAAGGAAATGACCCGAACAGAGAGAACAATATTCCTTCAACTCCTAAAGGACGAAGTAGAGAGAGAAAACGATGCAATTAAATGATTATACTCTAATTGATAGACATGGAAGACCTAGTGTAGGATCAAAAGTAGCAGTTAGGACACAATTTCTAAATAACGGTCAATATTTCGACCCATTTGATGTTAGTGCTTGCACTATTTTTGCTAGGCTTGCCAACGCTAGTCCCAGTAGCGTCCTTGACCCAGCAACCCAGCAAATCAAAACTGGTCTTTCCTTGGGTCCTACTGGTGTAGTGATGAATTTTGGTATCTCAGGAGATCCTGGTTTGGATGCACTAAATCCACACAATGGAGAGTCTGTAGGGCCACTCGCTCCGTATGTGACCTCCCAAAACTTACCAGCAGACGAACAGGAGGATCATCCCTGGTGGCCTCCTTATGTGCCTGGAAATCAAGCCAGTGGAATTTTTAGGGTAAGTGAAGGTGACTATGTTTGCGTTTTAGACGGAGAGGTTGACCTGTCAGGTGGATACAACTTAAACTACCCATATCAGAACGGAGTAGAGGTAGCTAATAGCGCATCTGCCGCTACTGAGTATATTGATGTATGGACCGTTAAACTGTTTCATGATTCTGAGTATCAGGTATTCATAAATAACTTCACACTCTATAATGATACTTTTATTGCACTAACTGAGCCCTTACTTCTAACCACTAGTAATAGGTTAGTAAACAAGCATCTTAATATGGGTCCAAATTCTACTGTACAAGATCTACTAATTACAACCGAGCTTACGGTAAATAACAAAAATCTGACACAATCTGTCAAAAATCTTATTCAAGACTATGGAATTCAAAATCCTGACATTGATATTTGGAGGGTTGTGGAGGGAACTGCGCTACCTACAAACGAAGTTATTACCACAACGAAAGGTAATATTCGGGTGACGAGTGATAACACTATTGTTTATCCACTTAGCCTTACAAGTTCGTCGGTTCCAGGCACTTACGCTGTTCAAGTTTATTACGAATTTCTAAACCAAAAGATCCAGTCACAGCTTATGTATTTCACAGTTACCTAAATTAACATAAAATAATATAAAAAAAATAAAGTGCGGGGGTACATATTCTAGAGGATTCAATTATGCCCCCAACAAGACAACCCATTCAAGACGGTAGCGATTATGCTGCTGCATCTAACCAAGTTACCGCGCAACTAAACGCTTCAGGTGATTCTAGTGCTTGCGAGTTTGGTACATGGCACACCCATGTTCAAGTACTAAACGGAATGTACACCAGGAAGTGGGTGTATGAAACTATGCCTCAAGGGGTTCCCGCTTCTGGTGCTCCTAATGTTTCCTACAACTATATTGATATTAATTACACTGTTCAGGTAATCGAAGAGAAGGAATTGGCTTCTTATTGTAGTGGACTTTACCAACCCCAACAGTTAGCAATTTACAGTGATTCAGCAGAGGGAGGTTTGGGCATCTCAGGAACATTTACAACAAGTGCCGTTGGTTACACTAGAAGGGAATGGATTGAAGATACTGCCACTGTTCCAGGAGATAGCGTATATAATTGCCAATCAACAACGAATGGTATTATAGGGAGACAGCCAGGACCGTATAACCCTACTTTTGACACTTCGGCAAGTCTGGCGAGCCATATAGCAGATGTGTTAAACCAAGCTCACTCCACTTGCGGTAGGTTTAATCCAAACCAAGTTGAGTACTAATCTGATACTCGAAATCGTATGCTTGAGTTTTCTCTAGCATCCAATCAAAAAGGTTCTCACCTGCAACGTGAGCTTCATTCCAGTCTTTGAATCCCGAGGGTGGTGGGCAGACCTCAAAGCCCTCCATCCTCAATTCTTTTCTGGTTCTATCAAATTTATCAATTCCTCTCTGTCCCGCTTCATCGTTGTCGTAGCCTAGAATAATCTTACCATTAAACCTAGAGAGGATCTCAGCCTGTCTGGTGCTGATTGAGCTTCCTAGGGTAGCGGTAGCATTTACTCCCTGAAGTTGCAAGGAGCGAGCATCTAGAGGCCCCTCACAGACAACTAGATGATCCCTCTCCTCGTCGTAGGGGTAGAGGATATCAGAAGGCTTAGGTGCTATGTCTGTGGAGGGATTCAAATACTTCGGTCGAGCATCGTGAAGCGTCCGTCCTTGAAAATAATAAACCACTTCTTCCGATTTAAATGGAATGATAATACGGTTATGAAATCTTCCATGCATACACAGATAAAAGGGAGCTTCCTCCTCTTCGTTCTCCTTGAAGAGTTTTCTTCCAAAAAGGAACGACCAAGCTAACACTTCATCTTTATTCTCGCTGTACGCAGATTTGATAGTTAGAGGAATTAGCTTGCTTGTGTCTAGCTCAAGTTGCTGTTCTGGTCTAACTAATTCGGGAACCTCTTCACCTAAGAATTCGAAGTTCTTGATAAGCAAGTCTTTCTGGGCGCGGAAGTACGGAATTCCCTCTGCCTGGGCATATAGGCTAATGAAGTTTCCAGAAGTTCCAGTTTTGAAACATTGCCATAGTCCACTATCTACATTGATGCTTAAGTGTCGCTTCCAGTCATTCTCCACAAAAAGGGAGGTCATGACAAATTCTCGACCACTAGCAGAGAGTTTACCAATATCCTTGAAGTTCTTGGTTAAATAGTCTTTAATAAACTGAGGTGCTATTATGTACATAAAAACAATATCTGAATCAAAATTCCAAACTTTTAAGCAATGCCAGTTGAAGTACCGTTATCGCTATGTCGAACGGCTTCCTGAACCACCAGAGACGAACACAGAGGCTCTTCACTTTGGGTCTTACATTCACAAGGTCCTAGAGGACGGGGTGAACGCAAAGACCCAGAAGGAGCTTGTTCAGATCGCTGAAGAGGTAAAGGGCACATACAAGGTATCAAAGAAGTATGAGGGCAAGGATTTAAAATGTATCGACAATTTTCTTAAGTTCAACCCAAAGCTGGAGGAGACAGTAGCTACCGAGCTTGTCTTCGAAGTCCCTGTCAAAGAGGACATTACTCTTAATGGGATTATCGACCGTGTAGTTAAAGGAAAAGAGGGAGGCTTTTTAATTATTGACTACAAGACTTCCAAGAGAGAGAAGAGCAAAGTTGAGCTATATCAAGACTCACAACTCAAAGGCTATGTTTACGCTATTAGTAAGCTGTACGAGGTTCCCATCTCTAGCATCGTAGCTGCCCATTACTACCCACTAACCGATAACTTTGTTTTCGTACAGTACTCAATCCCACAAATCAATGCTCACTTAAGAAAGATTGTTGATGAAGTCTGGAAAATACGCAAGAAGAAGAAGGATGAGCTAAAGCCTAGCAGAAACGAGTACTGTAACTGGTGTGCTTACAAGACCGCTTGCCCAGAGTTCTGCACAATGCAGCAAGTAAACAAGACGATAGAAGAACTTAAAGCTAAAAAGAAGGCTTCTTCTTCAAAGTCCCGTAAATAAAGGGCCTATATATTTCGATATCAATAGTGTCGAAGAAGTTCAGAACTTGTTCT